GTCCGCGATAGACATCCCAGACGCCGCCCATGATTCCTTGTCGAACATTGTCGACCTCCTACCCGGGACCATAGCGCCCCGCGTTTATCTTGGCAAACTAAAATAGAGGAGCCTTGAATAAGCCCGCCGCTTATTCAAGCGAGCCCGATTGCGTCGGAATTGCGCGAAACGCAATCAGGACGCAATCAGAACGGAATCGGGTCGGAGTCGTCCGGACCCGGAGGAGGAGCCGCCGGAGCGGGTCGCGTCACCGGGACCGCTCCCATCCAGACCGCCGCGCCGAGGTCTCGCGACTGGTCCTCCGCTTTCCGCGTGTCGAGGAAGGTGACCCGGTCCGCGATGACCTCCCAGACCTTCTTCGCCGCGCCCTGCTTGTCCTGGTATTCCCGCGACTGGAGACGCCCCTCGACGTAGATTAGCGCGCCCTTGCGGACGTACTTGTCGACGAGCTCCGCCGTCTTCCCGAAGACGCTGACCTGATGCCACTCGGTCCGCTCCTCGTCTTTGACCTTCTCCGAGGTCGCGAGGCTGAAGCCACAGACCGCCGTCTGGGTCGAGGTGTACCGGGTTTCCGGGTCGCGACCGACGCGCCCGATGAGCTGGATTCGATTCAATGACGCCATCTCTCACTCCTCCCCGCTGAATGGCGGGTTCCCGATGATTGACCGACGGACCGCCCGCCGGATTCCGTGCTGTTCTCTGAGCCTGTCGAGCGACGTCCGCGCTCGATGACATGAGCCGACGAGGACTCCCGGATGCATGCCGAGGATGTCCGCGATAACGTCCGCCTCGCCTCGCGTCGGCACGTTGTAGCCCTCAAAGTAGCCCCGCGTGACACCGTAGGTCAGACCCAGACGCTCCGCGAGAGCGGCTCGACCTCCGACCAGACCCTCCGCCGCGCGGAGCTGACCGATGAGCTCGCGGAGCGCGGGGTCCGTCTGGGTCCAGCCCTTGAACATCCGACGCTCCGAGGTCGAGTCGCGGACCCGCGTCCGGCTGTCGACCTCAACAGGCTCCGGCTCCGGCTCTCGCTTCTCCGCGAAGATGTCGAGCTGGACCGCCGGAGCCGCCGCGACCGGACGACGACCGAGCCCGGCCTCCGCGAGAATCGCCGCGTCGATGGTCGCCTGGACCTCCGCGGAGAGCCCCAGCGCCCGCGAGCGCTCGAGCATCGTCAACACTTCATCTAGCTTCTTCATGTCCTCTTCCTCCCGACCGCTCCCCGCGGTCATTCTTCGCCGAGCTGCTCCTCGAGCTCGGTCGCTTGGTCCTCTGATAGATGTCCGAGAATGTCGACCCAAGCCCCGCGCCGCTGGTACCAGACCGCGCGGAGCTCCCATCCCGCCGCCTCTCCGGGACACTCCCACGTCGCCCGCTCTCCCGGCCTCCATGACGCATCGACCATCACCTCGACCTCGACCTCCTCCGCGTAACGTAGGGTCGCCGAGACGCCCGAAGGCTCCGTCCGGTAGTAGGTCCGACGACCGCCCGCGCATCGAGCATCGAGCCGCCGCCGACGGTACGCGAGGAGCCGCCGCTTCTCCGCCTCGCTCATTCCGGCCTCCCGTCCGCATCGCCCGGGGCGAAGAAGTCCGGGGACGACCAGTCGAGGACGTCGAGCGTCGCCGACTTGGGAGCCTGGACCGAGGGAGGAGGAGGAGGAGGGGGGACGAACCGGGAAGGGTTACGCTCGCGAGTGACTCGGAGACGGTCGCCCTCGGGGACGCTGAGGACGCATCGCGAGGCGAGGCGCTCGAGCGCGACCCGCTGAGCCTCGACCCGCGACGTCGTCTCCGCCGTCATTTCGTAGCACGTCCCGAGGTCCTCGAGCATCCGCGCCTCGACCTGGTCGACACATGACCGCGTCGCCGCCTCGATGCTCTTCCCGACCTCTTCTCCGTTCCGACTCCCGACGATAAAGGTCCCCGTGATTCCGAGGAGGACGCCGAGACCGAGCGCCGCCCAGTCGAGCGGACGAGGTTCCGGCTCCCCGATGGTGAGACCGCCGCTCATGGTCGCACGCGAGTAGCGCCCATCGACGCGAGGATGTCGGAGAGCTGCTCCTCGAGGCGCGAGGGGCTCTCGCGGACGTAGAGGAGCGCGCCGAGGTACAATCCCGCCGAATGAATCAGGTGGATGTCGGGCTCCATCACGCCGCGCGCCTGGACGATTCGATTCGCGTCGCGGACGAGCTGCGCCCATTCATTCCATCGTTCCATTTCCATAGCTCATTCCTCCCCGCCGTAACTGACCGTCTTCGCCATCGCCTCGTCCCGCGCCGCCGCCCATCCCGCGAGATGCGCCGCGCCCTTAGGGGTCCCGAGGTATCGGAGCGCCGCCTCGACGCGGGTCAGGTCAGCGGTCCCGAGGTCCACTCCGTCGCGAGCGAGGAGCTCCTCGACGAACTGGGGAGCGTCAAACTCGAGGGTCATCATCTGCTCGATGAGCCGCCGACGCTTAGCCTGAGAGGTCTCCGCCGCCGGGACGATCTCGACGACGTCGACCGCGACCGCCTCCGCCTTGACCTCGACGACCTGAGCCTCGACGACGGGACGGACCGTCTCGACCTGGGTACGAGGCGCATCGAGCGGAGCCGCGAGCTCGTCGGGGTCATAGATGCCCGCGACGAGGTCCGGGTAGACGATGCGGGCCAGAGCGGACGCGCATCGAGCGCGGAGCATCGCCTCGGGATAGGAGCGCCATCCCTGACCGCCGACGAGCCCGGCCCGCGTCGCCTGCTCGATGGTCCATGTGAGGACCGTCGGCTCCGTGTCGCCTTTGCGCCGCGTCGTGTAGGTCGCCCGCTCCCGGGTCGTCTCGACGCATCGCCACTCGACGCACTCCCCAGACCGACGGACGAGCGCGACCGTCGCGTCCGCCGAGAGGGTCACCTTCCCCTTGATAACCGATAGCATCCGGAGCGATTGCATGGGCGCGAAACCCAGCTCGCGACCTGCCATGAGCACAATCAGCGCGTCCTGCGGGCGATTCCGGAGCGCATCCGGAGCGAGCGCGGACGAGGCCGCGACGACCGCGGTCGCGCCGAGAGCGTCCGCCTGGAGAATGATGTCCGTAGTGTTCGCCATATGTCCTCCGTGAGACCCGCTCCCCAGCGGGTCGAGATTGTCAGTAGGCCGCGAGAGCGTCGCCGCAGTCGACCCGGCCCTCTTTCCACGCCGCGAGGAGCATCGAGCGGAGCTCCTCCCCGTCGGTCCACTCATCATCTTGGTCGATGATGATGGAGGCCTCCGCGCCCTGGTAGCGGACGAGGACGTGAGCGACCGAGGGCTGATAGGACTCGAGCCACTCCGCGCACTGAGCGACCGTCCCCGAGAAGCGACCCTTGCAAGTATCGATGACCATATGTCCTCCGTGAGACCGCTCCCCAGCGGTCGATGTGCATCCCAGACCCCGTAGGGTTTCGACCCGCGCCCGGGTCTCGTCAGTGGGTCAAGGAGTCAGGGTGATTCATCTCGCCAACCGTGAACACGAAACACTCCGCCGTCCGCATGTTCATACGGAGTCCGCGCTTAGCAGCGCTCACGCGGACCGCTCGAGCAACATGGTCGAGACTTGCTCCAGATACTAGATGCTGGTTGACCGAGCGGCAGAGCGTCGCATTCGTCAAAAGCTTATCCATCATGAATCCGTCGATGCTCATCGTCTGTCTCTCCTTGTTTCCGTCGCCGACTCCGCGTCGACGAAAGAGACCATATCCCCGCCTGATTTAGTTTGCAAATAAAAACAGAAGGGGGACGCGCTTTCTTGGTCGATTGTCGGAAGCCCGCGCCGTTGCTCGACCTGAGGCGCTTAGCCTACGTCTCGACCGCGGTCGCCTGCGGCTCCGAGCGTATGCGCCGCGTCAGAGAGATAGGCATATCGCCGTGTCGCCGGGGTCGCGTCATCGTAGGACGCATGGTCGAGAGCATCCCCCGCCGTGAGCCCGTGAGCCGCTGAGAGCTCGACGACGTCCCCGACGATGCTCACGATGTCGACCTCGACGCCCGCGCCCCAGTCGCCCGCCGGGACGCATCGGACGCGGTCGCCCGGGGCGAAGTAGTCGAGGGAGGTCCTCGCGAGGTCCGTCTGGGTCTCGCCCGTCCCGGGGTCGGTCGTCGAGGTGTAGACGTTCCCCGCGGTCTGAACCTCGGTCGGGGAGACGACGGAGAGGACCTCGAGCGAGGGGACCCATCCGGAGGGACGGAGCCCGGTCGACTGGAGCGTGAGCGCGAGACGCCCGCCCGACCAGTCCCGCTCGAGCCCCATGACGCGACACGGCTCCGCGACGAGACCGAGCGTCCCGTCGATGCGGACCGCGCTCCCACTGGTCAGCGTGACCGCGTCCCCGACCGCGACCTCGAGCGCGCCCGGATGGTCGACCGAGACCGCGAGCTGGTAGCGGACGCGAGGGACGCCGACGCGCCGTCGGAGATGCTGGATTACCGGGAGGAGCGCCGCGACCGCCTCGAGCGGACCGCCGTCGACGTCGATTCCCCGCATGTCGAGGGAGAGCTGCTCCCCGCCGTCTCCGCCCGCCGCATCGACCGCGTCGGAGTCGACGAATGTCGTGATGCGCGTCGGCCTTCCGGTCCCGTCATAGTTGGTCGAGACCTTGTAGGCGCGGACGACTTGACCGTCGACCGCGCTTGTGACCTGACCGTCCGCGAGGATGTCCGCGTCCGCGATGCTCATCACCGGAGCCGCGTCGGAGGCCGGGGAGAGGGAGACGAGCGCGAGCTTCTGTCGACCGTCAAGGTAACGCTGGACGACCGCGCCGCCGAGTAGGGTCAGCACGTCCCCGAGGGAGTCCTCGACCGTCTGGGTCGAGTCGACATCGAACGTCGAGCCCTCGAGCGCGGAGGGTATTGGGAAGGTGAAGAAGGAGGGCTCGAAGATGTCCGCCTGGTTGAGGTTTGCCCCGTAGGGGAAGACGTCGAAGAGCCCATTCGTCCCGTTGCCGACGCCGCTCTCCATGAGTCGGAGGAGGAGCTCGGTCGGAGGGGTCCCGTAGCTCCGCGCCTGAGGTGTTACCGTGACCGGAGTCCCGTGGTCGAGCGCGTAGAGGTCCGGAGAGGAGACCGCCGAGACCGCGAGCGCGTAGCCGATAGGGTCGCCCGTGTCAGGGTCGAGGACGACCGAGGACCCGTTGATTTCGACGTCGAAAGCGCCCGTCGAGAAGTTGACGTCGTCGCCCCCAGAGAGGCGGACCGACATCGGACCGCCCGCGCTCCAGATGTCGTCCTCGACGAGGATGTAGGGCTCCGCGCTCTGGTACCACGCGAGCGCGGGACCTCGACACGGGAGCGCCGCGAGCGCGCCGAGGGTCGCCTCTCCGGAGAGGACGTCATTCCGAATCGCAATCGACCCCGCCTCGATGTCGATGATGTGCGCCGCGTCGTCCGGTCCGCGATAGTCGAGACCGACGCAGATGTCCGACGGAGACGGGACCCATCGGAGCGTGAGCTCGGACCCCGGCTGGGGCTCCTCGACGAGACCCGCCCGGAACTCCCAGCTCGTCGCGCCCTGAGTGAGCGAGACCGACGCCCATCGACCCGCGTCGCCCTGAGTCGTGTCGACGGTCCAGCGGTCGAGGCGATGGGTCGCGAGGTTGTAGGCCGCGAGGCCCGCGTCCGCGCCCGCGATGGCGACGAGGAGACGCTCCGGCCATCGGACGACCTGAGGTCCGCTGTCGTCGATGAGCGAGAGCCGCGCATCTTCCGCGAGCTCCGGACTCCTTAGGTTGTATTCGCCGATGGGGGGATTCGGATCGAGGTCCAGCTCGAGCGGACCGGGTAGACGCGCCGTCGTTTCGTATCGCGTCCCGCCGAGGAGGACCGCTCCGCTCCGAGGATGACCCGCCGGGAGCGTGATGTCCGATTGCGCGACATGCGCCGAGTACGCATCGAACGTGAGCCGCGCATTCAGGGCGATGACGTCGACGACGCCGCGATAGGCCGCGCCGACGGGCCAGACCTGACGGACGCGGATGTCCGACGCCCGACCCGGGGCGAAGTAATGCCAACCGCGGAGGAGCTTGGTCGAGGTCGCCCCAGCGGAGAGCCGCTGACGCATCGCCGCCGACATCGCCGCGACCTTGACGGTCAGCGTCATTCCGTCGCCGGAGAGCTCCGGCTCGCGGTCGAGGACGCCGCGCCATATCTCGACATATGGACCGACGCGGACACCGTCGACGACCGGAGCCGCTTGGACGATTGCCGGACGACCTCTCCAGAAGGTGACCTCGCGGGTCACGGTAGGCTGAGCGCCGCGCGTCGGCTGGTAGAGGTGACGGGAGATGCGAGAGTACGCGACGCCTCGAGCGCATCCCTGGAGCTGGGTCCCGATGGTCGCCGTCGGCTGGAGCGCCTCGAGGCCGCAGTGGACGAGGCCCGACCATGAGGAGACGTCGTCGACGACGTCGACGTCCGTCGGTCCCGCCTCATGGGGAACGGTCGCCGCGATTTTCGTCGCCTCCGCTCCTCGAGGCCCGATGCGCCGGAGGGTCGACACTGGGTCGATGGAGTGTGTCGCCGCGGTCCGAGTCGCCGCGGAGACCGGAGCATCCCGCGCCGCGAGACGTATCGTCACGGGAGCCTGAGAGACCTTGCTCCGGATGTCGTCGACGGTCGCCGACTCCGGCCCCAGAGAGAGGAGCGCGCAGACGTCGCGATAGTCGAGCCCGACCGTCCCGGGGATAGCCGTCACGTCCGGAGCGGGACCACAGAAATAGCGGTCCGTGACGCCCGCAATTGTGAGGACGACCGCGAGCTCGCGACCGCGGAGAGCATCGACGAGAGGATCGCTCATAGCGTTTGACCCCAGACCGGGAGGACCGCGACCGCGTGAAGTCGAGCGGAGACCGTCGTCGCCCGGATGACCGCGACCGCGCCGCGGAGGTCAAACGTCGACGCGACCGCCTCGAGCGCTCGAGGTAGGGAAGGGAGAGCCGCGACCGCGAGACCCGCCCGCCGGATGTCCCCGGAGTAGTACCACGTCGGGACGAGCCGTCGGCTCCCGTTAGGCCGCTCCTCCTCATTCCCGCGGAGGGACCCGTCGGACCTCTGCCATCTGATACCGACGTCGACGACCGAGCCGCCGACGTCCTCGAGCTGGACCGTGACCGAGGGGACTGACGTCCCGCCTGACGCCTCGGACGAGACGAGGACCGCGACCTGGAGCGCCTCATCGAGAGGCCCGACGAGGTACGCCGCGCGGACCGTCTGATTGATTCCATTCGCCGAATGGACGTAGCCGTTCAGATTCGCCGCCGCCGACTCGACGACCTGGGAGACATGGACCGTCTGCCAGCTCCGAGCATAGACGCCCGCGACCGTGTTCACGCCGTCCGCGAGCGCCGCGAGCGTCTGACCGAGGACGGGTCGTCCCGACTGGGTCGGGAGCGGGGACGGAGGGACGAGCCGACGGGAGGTGTAAGCGATGCTCATGAATAGCTCCAGAGGAGGAGGCCGTTAACCGCATCGACGGTCGACATCGTCCCGGGGAGGGTCGCCCACTGAGCGGGGTCCGGCTGGGGCCAGAGTTGGACCGCTTGCCACTGGACGGAGAGGTCCTGAGCATACGCCCCGGGACTATCCGCCCGCCGTATCTCCTCGACCTTAGCATCGCGGACCGAGAGCGCGCCGAAGGCTAGGACCGTCCCGCCGCCCGCGTGACGGAGGAGGACATCGCCCGCCGCGACGCTCGACGCGACGACCCGCGAGTAGAGGTCGACCGCTCGGTCCGCCGAGTCAATGAAGCGCGGGGAAAGCCACTGATGAGCGTAGGGAGGGAGGCGGTCCTGACCCGCTAACTCGACGTTTCGGAGGTCCGAGACGTTGACGTGAACTCTCGGGAGCGCCCCGAGAGCGTCGATGGTCGCGTAAGCCTGAGACCCTATCCGCGCCGAGAGGGGTCGGTCCGCGACCGTCTCCCCATCGTCGAGCGCCGTCCGACCGTCCGCCGTCGTCCCTGCTGGGAGGGACGCGAGCGCGGGCCAGTAGACGAGCAGGGACGCGACCTCGACCGCATTCGTCGACCCCGCGAGGCGGAGCCGGATGGTCTCCCGCGAGAGGAGGAACGCGACGTCGAGCGAGCCCGTGTAGGCCTTCCACGTCGCGTCGAGTCCGGAGACCGCGTTGACCGTAAAGGAGTCGCCCGCATTCACCGACTGGACCGTGACGGAGTGAGAGGACCCCGCGACGCCCGACCGGACGCGAGCAATGACGACGACCGAGACGACCGCGCCGCCCTCGAGCTCCGGGATGGTCCACTCCGCGACCGTCGCCGGGACCGCGGAGGTCCGGGCACACGGGACCGAGCCCGCCGTCTCCGCCCACGCCTGAGCGATGACCGGAGACCGCGCGACATGGGCGAGGCTCCAGTTGACCGCCGACGCGAGCGCCGCGACACGGTCCGCCTTCAGCGGCTCCCCCGTGAGGAGTGTCGACGGGTCGACCGGGGAGAATGTCGCCGGGATGGTCCGCGCCACTTAGGGCTCCTCCGCAATCGTCACGGAGACGTCCGAGCTCCGGACCCGCGCGCCGTCGAGCCCGAACGTCGAGGTCGACCCGGAGGACGCCGCAACCCGCCCGACGATGCGCCCCTTTAGATGCTGGGTCGTGTAGGCCGTCGTGAACTCGGCGACCGTCGAGCCCGTGTAGAGTTGCTCGACGTGTCGATGTCGCCGAGGGTCGCCGATGTCGAGCCAGAGCGTGAGCGGCTGACCGCGTCCGGAGTTAGGCCAGAAGGCGCGGACCGCTTGTCCTTCCTGGTCGAGTTGGGAGGTCGGTCCGCGGAGCGTATAGGTTACATCGTGAAGGGTCGACGCGCCGATGTGTCGACCCCGCGCCCGACCGTCCGCGAGGGTCACGGCTCCATCGATGCTCTCGGTCGAGACCTGGTAGCGGGACATCCCGCGGTAGAGGACGAGGACCGCGGGACATGGATAGGTCGCCGTGAGGATGGAGCGACCGAGGACCGTCGAGACCGACTCGGACCCCGTGAAGCCGAGGAGCCGACGGAAGGCGAGGCCCGCGTCCGTCGCGAGCCACGTCACCGCGGGGACGCCCGACGGGTAGGAGGTCCAGACCTTCCCCGCGTCGTCGACGCCCCAGCGGACCCGGAAGTCGGGCGAGTCCGTGTAGAAGTTGTCGAGGCGCTCGAGGGAGGAGACCGGACCGAGGCCGTCCTCCGAGTCCGTCGAGGCGCGGAGCGCCGTCGGGATAGACTGGACCCGCGCCGTCGTCGTCGAGAGCACACACGCCGTCACGCCGTCCGTTAGCGTGACAGCATTCGGGGAGACGTAGAGGTCCAGATTCCCCCTCCGCCACGGCTCCGGAGCCGTTACCTGTTGGAAGGCCCCGACCGTCGACGACGACGTCGAGCCCGTCGAGAAGCCCCACGCATTCCCCGAGGAAGCCGCGAGGTCGAAAGAGGCGAGGTCGACCGTCGGGACGCGGACCGCGACGCGGTCGTCTTCGGTCAGGATGACCTCCCACGAATCGCCCGCGGAGCCGCCCGCCGTGACCCAGCTCGAGCGGAGCTCTTCCGTCATCGACCGCCCCGACTGGGAGCCGTACCCACTGAGGAATCCGAGGACGTCCGGGAAGCGACCGCCCGAGAAGGTCGACGCCGACGGGGTCATGATGACGCCCGTCCCGCCGCGCTCGAAAAGCGTCTCGCCGAGGAGCTCCGCGACGTCGACGCCCCGGAGGAGCGCGGGATACTTCTTCGCCTGAGGTTGTGAGCCGAGGACGAGGGAACCCATTACGCGACCGCCAGTCTAGAAGACGCGAGGGACCCGGACCGGGACTCCCGCTGGGATTGCCGGACAAGGACATCGGAGACTTGCTCGACCCCGAGGACGACCGTCACATTCATCGACGGGCTCGACTGACCCGGAGCGGAGTAACTCGCGGTCCGGTCTCCGCCTCCCCCCGCGCCCGCTGACCCGCCGCCGCTCGGAGCGTCCGTCCGACCCGCGCCGAGAGCGCGAGCCGTGAGACCCAGCGTGACACCGACCGCCGCCATAGCCGCCGACGCCGCGCCGAGGGTCGCCGGATTCCACCACGGACCGAGGAGGCCCGGGCTGAATGCGGACGCAATAGCCGCCGCGCCGAGGAACACGCTGTAAGAGAGCGACTGAGACGCGAGCGAGGCCGCGACCTCTCCCGCGACCTTCTTAAAGCTCTGGCCAAACTTCCCGCCCGTGATGATGAGATTTGCGAGCGCCTGACCGACCGCGTCCGCAAATCCCTTGACCGCCGAGACGCCGACGCTCTGGAGGTCGAGCGCGCTCTGAGTTACCGCCGAGAAGTTGGCTTTCAGCGCCGCGCCCTGTTGCTCGAGCTGTATCGCGAGCGAGGCCGCCGCGTCCCCATCGAGCGCCGCCTGGAGACGTCGAGCGCGCCCGGCTTCCTCTTCTTGCCTGACCGCCTCCGCGCTCTCGACCATGCCCCCGACCATACCGACGCCCGACGCCGCCGCCGCTCCGACCGCGTCGAGACCGGGGATGTATCCCGCGACCGTCTGACCCGCCGCCGCGAGAGACGCCGCGAGCGCCGCTCGGTCATTCGCCGCGTTGATGTCCGCAATCGCCGCCGCCGCCTCTTTCCCCAGCTCGCGGAGCCTGAGGAGCTGTGCCTCGTCCTCTTTGCGTCGGCGCTCCGCCGCGGCTTCCTCTTCGGCTTCCTGCTTTCGACGTTGCTCCGCCGCTCGACGGTAGGCCTCCGCCGCTTGCTCCCGCGCTTTCGCTTGCTCCTCGATGCGCTTCTGAGCCGCCGCCGCATTCGCCGCCGCCGCCTTAGTCGCCGCCTCCTCCGCGCGGGTCTGGAGACCGAGGCTCTTTCGGACGCGGTCGTCCTGAGCCTCCGCCTCTTTCGCCGCGGTCCGCCGGAGGTCCAACAGCTCCGCGTATCGGAGGAGCGCCGCCGCCGCCGCCTCGTCCGCCGCGCGCGCCGACTTGAAAAGCCGAGTCGTTTCCGCGACGTCCTCGCGTCGACCCTTAGCCCGGAGCTCGTCCGCCTTCTTTCGCGCCTCCTCCGCCTCCTTCTCTTTCGCGAGCTGGAGACCGAGCGCCTGGAGCGCCTCGTCGTTTAGCTTCTGGAGGCGGTCACTCTGCTGTTTATTGAGCGTCGCTCCGACGTCCGCGAGGATGCGCTCCGCGTCCGAGAGCTCCGCCGGGGTCTGGCCTATCTGCGAATAGAAGGCCTCGACGTCCGAGGTCGACGCCTTAGCCGCGTCGCCGATTTTGCGGAGCTCCGCCGTTATCTGCTCCGACGACTTCGCGAAGACGCCCGCCGCCTTGCCCGATTCGTAGAGGGCCTTCCCCATCTCGACGAGCTGGCTAACGACCTGCCCCAGCGGACCCGCGAGACCGACGCCGAGAGCGACCGACGCGAGGTCGACCGCTCCGGAGAAGGTCCGCATGGGCTTCTCGACCTTGTCGACCGCATCGTCGAGAGACTTCGTGGCCCGCTCAAACTGCGAGAAGAGCCCGCCCGCCTTGCCCGCGGATTCCCCGGTATCCTTAGCCGCTTTCGCGACCTTGCGGAGCTTCTCTTCGCTTTCCGCGGCCCCAGTGACCTCGACGTCTACTCCGATTTTCCCGTCCGAGACCATGTCACCTCCGCGCGCTGGACCGCGTGACCTCGTATCCCTCGACGACCCGGAGCTCGCGAGCGAGCGTTAGGACGCCATCGAGGACGACCGCCGCCGGGGATGGTACCACATCCTCCGCGCTCTGGCCCCTCCCGGTCCATTCGTAGACGTCGAGGACGACCCCGACCCATCGAGCGTCGACCTCGCAGAGAGGACACGCCGCGAGGCCTTCGTGAGTCTCGCTCTCGAGCGCCATCGTGAGCGGTCCCGGCTCATGGGGGAGACCGTCACGCTCAGCACATCGAGCGCATCCCTCGACGTGAAGTCGGACCCCGTGTCTCTGCGCCGCGCCTCGCCACGCGATAGACCTCAGGGCGAGGGCTTGGATTTTCCCAGCGTGCTCACCCTCGCCACATGGTCGACGACCTCGGAGACGAGCGAGATGACCGCCGCTCCCTCGAGCCTGTCATAGAGTCGAGCGACCGGGTAGCCCGACGCCCCGCGGACGAGGTCCGGGAAGTCGGAGATGTTCTCGATGACGTCCGCCGCTATCGCCTCGAGGCGAGCGAGGCCCCGAGAGATGTCGTCTCCCTCGGGCTCCCGCGCCGCCCTTAGGTCATGGAGAGCGACCGAGCGCTTACTGAGCGCCCGGGCCTCGACCCATGTCGCATTGTCCGGGACGACGAGGGCTCCGATGTCCCGGGTCTCCGCATAGACACGACACGCCTCCTCATCGTTCGCCGACTGAATCGCCGGGTCGCAGAGGAGGACGAATCGCGTCGGAATGGCCGCCGACACGACTACGGTAAGAGCCACGGTCTAACCTTTCAGGAACAGAACGCGAGGAGGAAGTAAGCCCCATTCGCCGCGGTCGGGGTCCCGCTGGTCCCGACGAACTCACTCGAGGCCGCGGAGAGAGTGCACGTCGAGTATGACCGCTCGTCCTCGACCGTGTCGCCCGGGAGCTCCGAGACATACGCCGACGGGATGATGAGCGCCGCGCCCGCGAGCTCCCCGCCCTCGAGCGGGAGAACCCATGTATAGGTCGAGCCGAGCCGGAGCCAGTCGCGGAGCGTCGCCCTCGCGAAGTCCGAGAACGTGAGCGAGACCGTACACTGAGCGGAGACGACCTCCGCATCCGCCGCCCCGACGATGCTCGTCGTCGCGGAGCCGACCGGGTCGAGACCGATTGCGATGGTCGCCTCCCAGCCGCGGAGGGTCGCGACCGTCCGAGCGCCCGTGGTGATGTCGCCATAGACAGCCTGTCCCCAGCGCTTGAGCGCCGTCCCGTTCCCGATGTTGCTCGGAGCCGCGAGCGCGCCGCCGTAGGCCTGGGTCGTCTTGTAGGCGGGCGAGAGTTGAACCGAGATTTCAGCCGTCCGCGAGTCGTCACCTGCAAACGCGATGCCGACCTGATTCGCGCGACAGCCCGTCGCCTCGACCTCCCGAGCGCGGTCGCGATACCGGACCGCGAGGGACGTCGCCCCGACCGCCCCAATCTCCGGATAGACGACCGAGCATAGCTTGACGAGGTCGCCGACCTGGGGAGCCGCGGAAAAAGCCGGTCGGACCGTGACCTGATTCGTCCCGCCATTGATAGCCGTGACGACGCCGTACTCCGTGAGCCGCGCCGCGCTGACCCACGCGACCACGTCGCCCGGATTCGTCAGACTGAGGTCGCCCGCGCTGACCTCGAACACGGTCGTCGAGACCGCCGCCGTAACCGTGACAGCGCTCCCGCCGTTCTTGCTTACCGTCCCGAGGGAGGTCGCGAGGAGCTCCTTCAGTCGGGTCGACCCGAAGTTGAGACCCTGAGCGCTCTCGCCCTTGAAGACGAGCGTGAAGTCCCCGAGCTCCCGGATAGCGGGCTCGCCGCTGGAGAGATACGGAGCCTCGACCTCCGGGACCTGACCCGCGCCGCTCGTCGAGACCGAGGGCTCCGAATAGAGAGGGATGGTCGCCGACTCCGCCGCGCTCGACGAGCTCGTCCGCGTCGGCTTGATGGCGTTGTACGTCAGAGAGCTCGTGTCGACGAGCGCATGGTCCGTCGCGCTCGGGCTCCCGTAGGTCGATTCGATGGCGATGGCGACACTCTGTCCGCCGAGACGTCCCGCGCTCATGTGCTGCTCCTTACGTTTAGGCGGACACGGAGGACGTATCCGGTAACTCGGTCAATGTCGCCCCGCGTCTCGACTTGCGTCTCCGGTAGGACCGCGAGGTCGGAGACATGCGAGGACCAAAAAGAATGGGGACGGAGCGCGCCCATGATGAGCGCCGCGTCCGAGGTCGGAGCCCATGCCGCGAGCGGTCCGAGGTCCGCGTCCCGGTAGAGGACGACGACCGTCAGGGATTGCGAGACCTCGTCGAGGACGTCCCCGACGACGAGCCCGGTATCGATGACCGGACCCCAGTCGACATAGACCGCCCGCGAGCCGACTCGGTCCGACTCCGCGAAGAGCTCCCCCTCGCTCCGCACATCGGGGACGACGAGGAGCCGGAGCCCTGGAGCATGCGTCGGCTCGAGCGCCGCGAGGAGAGGCCCCATCGCCTCGACTAGGGTCTCGACGCTCACGCCTGCTGACCCGCCGTCGAGCGCGCCGCAGCCGCCGCGACTATCTCCGGGAGGACCGCGTCCAAGTCTTGAACGTTGCGCGGACTCACTCCGAGCCATTCGCGCTTTTGATTGACGCCCTGAGCGTAAGCCGTCGCCCCGCCGCGAACCTCGATGCGCGCCTGGGTCGATGTCGTCCGGACGACGCGGAGCGACCGCGAGAGCTGACCGGAGAGAATCAGGTCGACCTCGACGGAGGCCTCTTTGAGACCCTTCCGCGACTCCTCTTTGAATTGGCGATATCCGCCCTCATAGAAGCGCCCGACCGTCTCGCCCTTACGCGGACCGCGTCGCCCTTTCCACGGAGTCCCGCCGCGCGGCTTCAGCCGTCGAGCCGTCTCCGAGGCGAAGTAGACGACGCGAGCCTTCTTTGAGTAGTCATCGAATGGCCCGTCTTTGACGTCGAGCCCCTCGAAGAAGGCCCGCTGAGTGATGCTCGCTCGGAGTTGCTCCGCGATGTCCTTCATCGCCGCCTCGTCGATGAGACGGCTCGGAAACCGTGAGAGGTCGATCTTCACCTTGACGCCCATCGTCAGCGCTCGTCCGTCACGCGAGAGCGCTCGATGAGGTAGGGAGCCGCGTCGGGAGCAAAGTCGACGACGCCGCGATTCGTGAAGGTGCTCCCGATTCGCGAGGTCATCCGCGAGACGACCGCCGCGAGCTGCTCCCCTGGGTCGACCGCTCCGTTACGGTCGAGGTCCGACCAGTCGACGAGCGCGAGCTGCGCCTCGATCTCCGCGACCGCCCGCTCCCGGTAGTAGGTCGCGAGGGTCGTCCGGTCCTGACCTCCGACCATCGTCCCGTCGAGGATGGTCGCCGCCGAGAGGTAAGCATGGGCGCGGATGAATGCTCGACCGGGGAGGATGTCCTCGACCCGCGGAGCGATGCGCGTCCGGATGAGCCCGACGAGCTCGTCGAGCGCCGCCTCCCGCTGAGCCCTCCAGCTCGATTGACCGACTGGACGCGAGCGGAGGTCGGGGACGTAGCCGAGGAGGTCGGAGTCGCCGAGACCCGTCGCGAACTCCATCGCGACGACATGGAGGACGTCCCGGTCGCGTCGATAGTCGACCGCTTCTCCGCTGATGGGGTCGAGGGATGTGTAGTCGATGGTCCAACGGACGCCCCGCGTCGGGGTCGCCGGGAGGTCGAGAGCCGGGATGGTCGCCGAGAACTCCGACCAGTAAAGAGTCGGATTCGACGTCACGATGTCGACCGGGAGAGGGAGCGCCTCCGCGAGCTCGAGGACGCCGCCGCCCACGCTGAGCGAGACGATGCGGACGACCCGGACCGGAGCGCCGACGATACCCTCGCCACGGATGACCGCGGGAGACGGAGAGCCTATCGCCGAGAGCGCCGCGAATGAGCCAGAGAGGCCCCACGTTACCGTGAGGGATCGACGGTCCGCGGAGATAGCCGAGACCGTATCGGGGGACCGTGTCGCCGTGAGCGCGTAGGTCTGAGACCCCGCGGGCCAGTCGACGACGAGAGACGGAGCGATGGAGACGTAGCCGTCCGGAGGGCTCCATCTGAACCGATGAGCGAGACCCGTAATGAGCTTGCGCGCCGTCATGCCGACACCCTACCACAGACCGCGGAGAGAGTCACCGCGCCGCGGCGTTAGCCGCTCGGACGTCCGCCTCGGTCGCTTCTTTATAGCCCCAGCGGAGCGCTTGGCTGAGAGGGACCGCGAGCCACGAATGGCGACAGTTGTAGCCGCCCCCGCTCTCGAGCGGATGGGGGAGGCCCGTCTGATTATTGTCGAGCTTGCGGACGAGGTCCCGCGAGAACCAGCGCCCGACGCATTCCTCGCAAAATGGCCGCGTGAGCCCGTCGTCCGGTCCGCCGTAGGCATAGCCGACGGGGAGGTCCGTCGTGTCAGCGTAGGCATTCGCGAGCGCCCGCGCATAGACCGCCGTCTGGGTCCTCGCCTCGGTCGCCGCCTTCTCGAGCGAGACTCCGAGCCGCTCCGAGAGCCGCGAGGATAGCTCGGTCAGGCTCTCGAGGCGGTAGCCCTCCCGCATCATGGGGACGAGCTCCGTCGAGAGGGTCAGATTGAGTGCCCGGAAAGCGTCGACCGCGTCCCGTTGCGCCGCGTCGATGATGGTCGCGAGCTCCTCGACGTCGACGACCGTCTCGGGGTCGAGACCGACCTCGCGGAGGAAGTCGGGAGTCGCCCGCTCGATAGCGTCGAGACCGTCTAACCACTGGTCCTGTATCTCGCCCGTCTCGTCCGCGACCGCCGCCGCGACCTGGTCGAGCTGGAGCGCGAGAATCCCAGACCTCCAGTCCCCGCCGCCCGCGTCCGTCGCGAGCTCGAGGAGTCGGTCGCGCAAAGAGTCACGGAGCCCGACGAGCTCCGCGCCGATGCGATTCCCCAGACGGTCGAGGTCCGCCTGACGACGCCGGAGCGCCGCGCGGATGTCCGCCGGGATTGCCACGGGTCAGCCCTTCCGCTTACGCGCTGGGATGGTCCGCGGAGTAGAGGGAGGGACGTCGACCGGAGCCACGTCCGAGGGTCCGCCCGCGTCGAGAATGGAGGCGATGACCGCCTCGACCTCCGGGGGAGCCTGATAGTCGAGGAGGACCGCGTCCGTCCCGAGTAGCCGCGAGGCCGCGAGCCACTGCTCCCGCGTCATGTCGACCTCTGCGGGAGCATTGTAGAACCCGAACCGAGGGAGAGGACGGAGGAGACGGACGCGGGCTCCCATTAGGCGACGACCGCCGTCACGAGGTAGCCGAGCTGCGCGTCGCAGACGACCTCGTCCGAGTAGACCTCAGCCGCGACGATGGAGCCGACCGCCTGGGGAGGAGCCGTCTCATAGGAGCGGACCGAAATCGGGAGGGCGATTCCGTCCATGCTCACGCCCTGACCGGAGAGGCCGTCCTCGACGAGGAGGAGAGCCGCGACCGCGCGCGTCATGATGTCGCCCGACGCATTCGCGACCGAGTCCGCACCCTCGAGGCAACCCATCCAGAGGCTCTTACCCCAGATGTAGGAGCTCGCGAAGGCGACGCCGTCCGCCGAGGTCTGCTTCCGACCGCCGCCGATGAGGAGGTTCAGCCCCAGCTCCGCGCGGACGAGCTCGACGAGGAATGCATCGCTCGCGACCTGACGAGCCGCGGGAGCCGCGCCCGCGCCGCCCGCCGACGCGACGAAACGAATGCCCGAGGCCGCGAGGCTCCGAGCCATCGCGTCCGCGACCTCGCGACCCATGATGACCGTATCAGCGTCCCGCCCGTAGGCCTGAGCGCGGAGGATGGTCTTCAAAATGTGCAGGTCCTGAACCGGGGTCGCCGTGACCGTCGTCGACCACTGCGAGCCCGCGCCCGGGACCGCGCCGAGAGCCGCGTCGGGCCAGTTGGACGCCGAGAAAAAGAGGTCCGCCGTCCGGCTCTCCATGTCGAGAGCGAGCTTCCGACCGATAGCGCCCGCCTCACGTTCCGTGAGGTCCGTCGGGAACTGGCTCCGCTGCGAGAGCTTCGTCGGGATGACGTCGCTCGCGAGCTTGTACTCCTCGCAGTTGTAGTTGACGCTGGTCGGACCGCCGAGAGCGCGCCGCGGATAGTCCGCGCCGAGAGCCGTCGCGACGACCTGGGGCGAGCCCATGTAGCCCGACGAGGCCTCGACGAAGATGGTCCCGCGATGAGCGGTCGGGACGACCTGCTGAATGGGGAGCTTGGGGAAGACCAGACCCGCCACGCTCTGCGCCGCGCCGATGGCTGCGCCGGAGAGGATGGGGGAGACTGGAGCGAGCTGGGAGATGTTGGCCGCGCTCATGGTTCAGCCTTTCAGGGGAAGATGGAGTGGTGGATGTTGATTTCGGCGGTCGCGCCGTCGGCGGTCGCGCCCGTCGAGGTCGAGCCGCTGAGGACGACGCCGAGGATACGGTCGCCCGACGCCGCCGCGACGAGCTTGCCGTCCGCGTCCGCCGTGACGAACTTGCCCGGGTCGATAGCGCCGCTCGCGATGGCGAAGGGACACACGCCGAGGAGCTGGACGTCGACGATGTCACCCGCGACGCCGCTCGAGAGAGCCACGCCGAGAAGATACTCGCCCGCGCCCGTCGCCTGAGCCGCCGCCGCGATGCCGCCGCTCAGCCCGTCCGCCTTGACCACGCGACCGCGCGTCACGGTCCCCGTGAGGCGGTACGACTTGATCGACTGGAGACCATTCACGCTTGCCATTTACGCCCCCTGCTTGATGCCGCGGAATCGCGACAGCATGTCATTAGCGCGGGCCACCTCAGCCGCGCGCGGATCCTGCTTGACCTGCTCGACGTCCGCCGCCGCGCCGCCGTGACCGACCGGGCTCGCGACCGCCACGATAGGCGAGAGGTCCGAGAGCATCGCCCCGACCTCCTCGACCCCGAGGCGGACCGCCCGCTCGACCCACTCACCGCGCCGCGCCTGGGGAATGCGCCCCGCCGAGACGTGAGCCTCGACCATGCGCTCCGCGTCGCGCTTCTGGAGCTCCGCGGTCGCGCTCTGCGCCGCGGTCGCCGCCGCCTCGAGCTGAGCGCGCATCGCGTCCAGCTCCTTCGTGAGCGCCTCGACCTGAGCGTCGAGCGCCTTCGTTCCCTCGCTCATGTCGAGGACCTCCTGAGACCCGTCCGAGGTAGACGCGGAGGCCGTGACGGTCCGGACACGCCGCGAGTAATCGAGAGGCATCGAGCCCCCGAGGAACATCCAGTCGTCGGACTCGGACGCGACACGGTCCGCGAGTCCGCGAGAGACCGCCTCCGCCGCGCCATAGACCGACCCATCGCCGAGAGCCTCGATGGTCGTCCCGCGGTCCGACGCGATTTCCGCGAGCATGACGCCCGCCATCTCGTCGACGCGCCGCTGGAGACCCGCGATGTAATCCGCATCATCGACCGATGCGCGCTTCTTCGGGGTCTGGGAGCTGACGACCTCGACCGTCTGACCCTGCTCCGCGTCGCGGTAGAGGGTCGTGATGACGCCGACGGACCCGACCTGAGCGAGCGGAGATAGGACGACCTCGTCCGCCGCCGCCGCGACCCAGAGCGCCGCCGACGCCGCCATCCCGGAGACGTAGGCGACGACGTAGATTCCCGCCTCTCGAGCGCGAGCAATCGCCCGCCGCGTCTCGCGGACTCCCGAGACGTAGCCGCCCGGGGAGTCGACATGGAGGACGACGGTCCGCTCCCCCTGGAGTTGAGCGCGTCGGAGCTCCATCCGCGCCGAGTAGTAGTCCAGAGGGTACAGAGGCCCCTCGACATGGACGACCGAGAGCGCGCCCTCGACCGTCCGCCGCGGAGCGCCCGCGAGGAGCGCGCCGACGTGACTCGGCTCGACTGCCATCGCGGAGACGCCGGGACTCACGCGAGCGCCCGCGCCGCCGCTCTCTTCTTGAGCCTTGCGGACGAGATAGAGCTGTTGGAGCCCCTCGACCCAGTCCTCGCCCGGGTCGCCGCCCCAGAGGAGCCACGCGACGAATCCGGGGGACTCGGAGCCGGGGACGTCGTCGACGCCCTCCTCCCAGTCGCTCTCATGGCGCGCGAACCACGCCGGAGCCTCGACCGTCGCCCACTCCTCCGACTGAGGCTCCCCGTCCGCGATGGAGTTAGCCCGACGGATGGTCTCCGGATTCGGGTCGCCGGAGCGTCCCGCCTGGTGTAGCTCGACGCCTCGACGCGCCGCGTCGCGGACCGCCTCGGGAGGTGTGAGCTCATCTTGCGTGAGGAGAGGCATTAGACGCCCTCGGGGATGATGGAGGAGGGAGGAGAGAGCGGAGCGGGACGGAGCGTCCGACCGAGACGCTCACGCTCGGAACGGACCTCCGCCGCGCGCGTCGGAGCCGGGAGCTCGAGCGCCTGACGGATAGCGCGCTCGTCCTCCGCGCTCGGAGTGATGACGCCCGCGGAGAGGAGCTGGACGACGTCCCCGACCTTCTCGACCCAGAGGCTTGAGCGGATGCCGGAGTACGTCAGACGCGGGAGCTCATCGAGCGGAATCGGTCCGATGTTCGCGAGGACGATAGCCCGGAGATACCCCGCGAGCCCCTCGCTTACCCACTGACAGAGGTCGCCCGCCATTTGCGCCGCGAGCTCCGCATGGGTCTGCGCGGTCGCGTATGCGCCGGAGCTCGACGCGCTCCCGAGCGCGAGATGCTGAGCATAGAACGCTTGAAGGATTTCCCTTGAGAGCGCCTCGATGGTCGCGTTCAGTCCCTCGACCGAGCTCGGAGCGGAGAAGGTCAGCGTCGCCCACGATGGGAGGACGAGCGCGCTCTCCTCATGGGAGGTGTATCGACGGAGCGTCTCGAGGAGCTCGTCGCGAGCCGCTTCATATTCGGTCGTCGATGGCGCGGAGCCATTGACGCGAGCGAGGCGCTCTTCGTCGATGCTAATCGTCGGAGTCGGGACCGCGTAGCGCTGGGAGAGGACCTGTCGGAGCTGAGCCGCTCGACGGTAGTCCTGAGCGAGCGGCTCGACTTGCCGAAGAAGTCCGACGCCCTCGACGCCTTCCGAGAGCGAGGGCCAGACGAGATGGACGAGCCGCTCATAGGGGATGCGGACATCGCCGACGCTTGAGAGGCCGCCCGGCTCGCGGAGCCACTGGTCGACCGCGACGAGACGCCGCCCCTCATAGACCCATCGCCGGATGCTCGACTGGTCGCGAGGTTCAAGGTCGATGTAGGTCGTCCCCTGGTAGGGATACGCGACCATCTCCGCGAGCGAGAAGCCGTAGAGAGCGCCGACGAGGAGCTGACGGAGCCGCGCCTCCCAGCTAGGGAGCGCGAGGACCCGACCATCCCACTCGATAACCGGAGCCGAGTAGCCGCCGAGACCGAGCGTCCGCCGGATGACCTCCGCCGCCGCTTCCGAGGCCGGAGAGTCCGGAGCCGGAGCGACATCCCATGTCGCTGACGTCGCGAGTCCGAGGAGCGCCTGAGCGCCGACGGCACACGGAGCGCATCGCATCGCCTGACGATACGCCGCAATCCGCGGAGCGACCGCGACGAGACGCTGATTCGTCTCCCCGTCATTGACTGGGAGGGACTGAGTCCCGACGCCCTGACCGGGGACCGCCTCGGGAGCGGAGTAGCTCTGGACTCGGGTCGTAGTCGCCACGGGCCAGAGACTAGCACAGACCGTCAGAAGATGCACACCCCGTCAGGACACGCACGCCGGAGCGTCGCTCGAGGCGCGACGCGGGGTCGTCTACCGATGACCGGACGGAGCTTTAAGAGCCTCGGTCCTGACGGGGGATGCGGAGAGATTGTCGGGGTCGGGCCCTCTCGACGCGCCGCCGCGACCCATTCGCGCCATTCACGCCGAGAGGTTGACTCGCCAGACCCGGGCAGCGACTCCCGAGGACGACCCCGGGGAGAGAGTACACGACGCGCGGAGGTTGTACACGCTTTGAGTTAGCGCTCGTCGAGCACCATCGACGGACCGCGACGCGCTGGAGCTGGTCGAGGCTCTCGCTCTCGAGGAGCATCCGCGAGGTACCAGAGGACCTCCCGGACCGCGTA